CGTTTGACGCGTACAGGTTGGAGAATGTTCCTTGTGTTGCGAATACGTTGGTGGCTGTGAGGGCGTTTGACGCGTACAGGTTGGAGAATGTTCCTTGTGTTGCGAATACGTTGGTGGCTGTGAGGGCGTTTGACGCGTACAGGTTGGAGAATGTTCCTTGTGTTGCGAATACGTTGGCAGTAATTAGGGCGTTGGAGAATGACCCAGTGGTTGCGAATACGTTGGCAGTAATTAGGGCGTTGGAGAATGATCCAGTGGTTGCGAATACGTTGGTGGTTGTGAGGGCGTTGGAGAATGATCCAGTGGTTGCGAATACGTTGGCGGTGACTAGAGCGTTGGAGAATGATCCAGTGGTTGCGAATACATTACCGGTGATGAGGTCGAATGTTCCACTGATATTACCCGTTATGTATAGTTCATTCGTGTTTATGAATGGAATTGTGAATGTATCATAGAAGAATGTTGTGTTATCCAGATTAGAAGTCATTGCACCAGTCACACCAAGTGTATTTCTGACTGTGAGGTTGGATACTGACAAGTCGTCCGAAATATAAGCCTCACCCAATACTTCGAGGTTGCTTGTGAGGCGCATGGTTGTTGAGTTGGATGTGAATCCAGGGCTATAGAATGATGAGGTTGAAATCATGTTAGATATGAGGGCGTCGCCTACTGCTGTGAGTGTTCTGGTTGGTGGGTCGCCAGCCAGGTAAAGAGTATTACTGACATTGACATTTCCGGTATTGACAATGATAGTCTGATTTCCACACGGTGCGCAGCATCCAGCTCCGCTGTTGGTGATGTTGTCAGACATCTTTCTCTATTTTTGAGTCATATTAAAAAATGGGTGACTAATAGATGAATTACGTATATGCTGATTCGACTAACCGTGATGTGACGTTATATCCATCTGGTAATTCATATACTCTTCATTTGACAACTCCAGTTCAGCAAGTTGTTCGTGTCGATCTCATTTCTGCCAAGGTTCCAAACTCCATTTACAATCTGACAACTGGAACGAATGTATTTTCTGTTGATGGTTCGAATGTGAGCATACCATCCGGTTTTTATACAGCGTGCGGTCTTGCGAGTGCACTGACAGCTGTATCCACCAGTCTAACTGTTTCATATTTGATTGATGAGGGTAAGTTTGTATTTATTGCTCTTTTACCATTTACAATTAGGGCTAATACGGCTGAGATGCAGCGGATGCTTGGTATCAGTTCAGGGGTGAGGTCGTCTGTGCTTGCATCGTCTGACCCTGTATATTTTCCGTATAGCGGTAAGAGTCTCATAAAGTCTGAGCGTGTGATTGATTTATCCACGAATGAGTTTTTGTTTCTTGACATTGATGAGCTTCGCAGCACTCAGATGATTGATTCCAAGTCTTTGGTAAACGAAACCTTTTCTGGGTCGACAATTCGGTCGACGTTTGGGATGATACCTCTTGATGTAGCATCTGGGTCGATAAAGAATTTCAAGGAGGAGACTGATTACAAGTTGAGTATAAAATTTGACACGCCTATGAGTAAGATATCTCGTCTGAGTATACGGTGGATTGACAAGCGTGGTCAGCTTGTGAATTTTCAGGGGTTTGAGAATAATGCATTTGTTCTTCGTTTCCATGTTCTGGAGCCCAAGGAGCCAGAGCCGGAGCCTGTTGTTGATGTGACTAAATTGGAGGTGGAGCGTATGATAGAGGCTATGATGCCTCCTCCGCCACCTCCAAAGAAGCGTGGTGTTCCAAGATTTTTGCTTTATATGGTTATTATCGTGTTGCTTGGTGTTGGTGTGAAGTTTATACTTGGTAAGAATGCTGTGCCACTGAGGGTGTCTAGTTAGTGACTGCGTAGACTGCTGCTGGTGGCTGTGCGATGGTGACGTTGGTTGCGAATCGCTTGATAATCTGGTAGACTAGGATGGACATCAGGGTGGTGAAGAGCGCGCTGAGCACGTAGTAGTTGGGGTTGTTCTTGTTCACGCTAATCACCATGGAGATGATGAAGCGGACAACGTCCATCCATGCAATTGCGCTTGCGAATGCGAAACCGGCCACTATTGCGTTGAGAGACTGGGACTCAACCTGGGTTGCGACATTCATAACACCGGCTGGTAGTTTGTAAGACTCTGACATTTAATAAAAGGTTAGAAAATTCTTTCAGTCTAGAAACTCTTCTTCCTGGATGATAGTTTTATACTTAACCTTTGGGGTGAGTTCTTCCGAGTCGCTTTCGTCGTCATCTTCTGGATTCCACGTGTACAACTCTTTTGGATCATACCCATGAACCTCGTGATTCATCCTACTGATTGGCGGTCAGCTGAATTTTTCAGAATAATCTCGACTGGTGTTTCTGGGATCCACTGGTCCCATGTGTCGTACGCCTGATTGATTTGGCACATCATGGGATCATCCCCCTGATATCGCACAAAAGGTTCGTCAGCGTCGTCGACAATCTCAATGTCAGAGTCTGAATCTTCGTCATATAATTCAGGGAATAGTGAGCCTATTTGTCGGCCTGTGACATTGCGTATGGATGCTTTGAGTCCGTATTCGACATCCTTTGCCGTGACTGTGTTACGGTTTGTTGCTTTGCAGTAGTGGCTTGCGAGTATCATTGCTGATTCGATGACTGGTGTGAGTATGTCCTGCATGCGTATTTATATATATGCTAAAATCCTTATATTTAATAGATGACACTTCAGTTGAAGAAGTTCAACCCCAGCAAGATGGCGGATGACAAGGTTTGTATTTTCATAGGGAAGCGTGGGAGTGGAAAGACGACTCTGGTGACTGATATTCTGTGGCACAAGCGGCACATTCCTATAGGGGTTGTCATGTCGGGGACTGAGGATGGAAATCACTACTATAAGCAGTTTGTTCCCGACTTGTTTATTCATGGTGATTTTTCAAAGGATACGATTGAGAAGATATTGGATCGCCAGAAGCGAATTGTGAGTTCTGGCAAGGAGACTCCTGCATTTCTTCTTCTGGATGATTGCATGTATGACAAATCTTATATGAAGGAGACTTGTATTCGTCAGTGTTTTATGAATGGTCGTCACTGGAAGCTATTTTTCATGCTGACAATGCAGTATTGTATGGATTTGAGTCCTGATTTGCGCGCGAATGTCGACTATATATTCGTGATGCGTGAGCCGGTGATTAAGAATCGGCAGCGGTTATATGAAAACTTTTTTGGTATATTCCCCAACTTTAAGATGTTCTCTGATGTGTTTGATGCGTGTACAGAGAATTACGAGTGTTTGGTGTTTGACAATACGAGCAAGTCTAATCGGATCGAGGATTGTGTATTTTACTACAAGGCGCCTATACGTAAAAACTTCAGGATCGGCAGTCCTGCAATGTGGACATATCATCAGAAGATGTACAATCCCAAGTACGTAGCTGGCTCTGCTAAAAAGCCCGTGGATAAAGAGCGTACTGCTGTTAAGAAGGTTTGAGTGCGCGCAGGTGGTGTTTAAAAATTATGGAAAAAGATTAATGGTTGAGCTTGTTGGTATTAACAGGGAGGAGCCTGCTGATATACCCGCGCCTCCAGTTCCTGATCCGCGAATGGTGAATAAAAAAAATGAAGAGTCTAGAGTAGATATGGAGTTTTCAACGCCTCTTCAGGATGTTATGGGGGCAGAGTTTGATGATGAGATTATTCAAGAGCCTGCACCTCAGCGCGAATCTTATATGAGACGGCCCGAGGTGAACAAGGATGCCAAGCCGGTTGAGAAGGTGGCGGAGGTTTCATCATCGAAAAACCCATTTGGTCTGACTGATGATCAGATGCAGGCGGGCATTGCTGGCATTTCATCTGTCATTGCATTTTCCCCACAGGTTCAGGACAAGGTGCAGCAGTTTCTGCCTCAGGTGTCTGGCACCCCCATGGGTTCAGCACTCATGGTTCTAGTTGCTGCAATAATTTTCATGATACTTAAGCGTTTCACATCTGGGAAGAATTGAACGCCACCACTTGAACACCTGCATTTCTTAGCTGCTGCAGCGTGACTTTGTTTCTGCTCATTGTTGGTGTGACTAGATTTGCTGCATTGTATTTGGCATTCTTGACGAATGGGTTTTGTTTCTTTAGAATTTGTGGGATGATAGTTTTGTAAAATCTCTCCACGTTTGCTGCATTGTATTTGTCTGGCTTTGGGTTCATCCCATAGAACATCATTATTTTGAGCATATATGTACCACTGAGCATGTTATACACCACATGTCCAGTGTTATCAAGGCGAAGCTCGCCAGCTGCGAAAATAATATCATTTTCAAGATGCTTCTTCCTCATCTGAAAATGCTTGGTTCCAAACTCAAACATGGGGTTTGGTCGTATAAACTCCGTCTTGTACTGGTTTGACTTTGTGTTGTAGTATATTATGTAGAGAAATACGCCAGAGTTTTTATTGGTGAGTTGGTTTTTTACCGCGTTGACTCTTATTTCAGTTGGATCTATAAGGTATGTTTTGTTTCCTGCATCCAGAATCATATTTTTGCCCACATTCAGCACCTGGTAGCCAGCATTGTTGATGGGGTTGTTTTTACTGAATCGTTTGTTGGAATAACTAAGAATTTCTTTAAAAATCTGAGATGGATTCATTTAATCACTTATTATTCCATCACAAAATTTCTGGCTTGATATAGTCTGGTATATGCCAATCTTCTTTGCAATCTCCTTAATCTCCTTGAGGTTATTCCAGAATTTGCTCGAGTGATCGTATTCAGTGACTGTTATGTGTGATAGTTCATGGAGCAGCACGTGCATGACTGCGTTTTCATCCCCCTTGAGACATAGAAATATTTCATACCCCTTATTTACATTATACCCCACATCACCATTGGCCCCCTTTTTATTCATTCCGGTTATAATAACTTTGTGGTGGATGCATTTGAAGCGTCCTGTTCTGATGAGTTCCTGACGCAAGAGTTTATATTTATGCTTTACTGATCTGAGCACTGGTGGTTCTCTGATTGTGACTACGAGCAAGAGCCACACTAAGAATATCAAAACAGTTTTGTTCATTACTAGTACTACGGTACTATTTTCCGGAAGACAAAAGTCGAGTACATGTCCGACACCAGTCCGGTTGTGGTTGGTAGCATGTCGCTCCATTTTTGCGAGCAAAACCCCCAGGCCTCCACCTCCTCCACAAGTTTGTTGCGGTAGCACAGTGGTTCCGGGACGGGTCCTTTTGCGTAATATGGTCCATCGGCCAGCCGGACCAGAATCATCTCGCCGGTGTTTCCTCGGCCGATGCTTGGGCCTCGCTCGATTGTGTTTCCGAGGGGGTCGCTCCATTTGCACGGCAGCTTTAGAATTTTGTCGGCGTCTGGTACAACTCCGATGAAGTATCCTCCGTGCTTAACTCGTCTGGCAATGTCTGCGATGCTGCGTTTGAATAGTTGTTCAGAGCTGAATATGTACTGCAGCGAAAAGTTGTAGCAGACAATGTCGTAGGGTCCGATTCCCGCCATGTGAATGTCGCCGACGTCGTAAAACACGCGGTAGTTTACATTTTGTGCGCGCTCTTGCGCCTCTTTGATTGACTCTGCGTCGGGGTCGACGCCCCACAGGTAAACTCCAACGCTCTTCCATTTGTGCAAGTCTCCGCCTCTGCCGCACCCGACATCCAGCACGTGGTCGCCTTTCATAGCAACCGAGCGGATAAAATCACGCTTGGCGTCATTGTGAGCGCGTCTAAGTTGATCCATTATTTTAGCTTAAAGTATTAGCACGTTAATTCTCTAAATGGGTTCTCTCGAGCAGGATTATATTACCATTCCCGGTCAGTTGTTTGCTCTGATTTCGCTGGTTGGTCCGGACCTTCCTCAGAAGAATGAAAAGTTTGGTTTGAAGATTCGTGGTGTGTTTGCGAACCGCGATGATGCGGCTTCTTATGCGAAGCGTCTTCAGAAGGAGGATGCCACGTTTGACATTTACGTCGTCGACATGTACAAGTGGCTACTGATTCCTCCCGACCGCGATCAAATTGAGGATGTTCATTACGTGAATGATAAACTTGAGGAGATTATGGTAAAGTACAAGGATAACCAGCGCCAGGCTTCAGTTATGTTTGACAAGCGTAAGCGTGATATGATGGCTACACCGGCTCTTGATTCAGACACTCCCTATCTAGACCCGTCTGATGAGAATAGCAAGTACTACACCAAGCCTGATGTTCCACCAATTCCACATCCTGCTGATTTCCTGGAGGCTCTTCGTCTGGAGTTCCCAGAGCGCACAGAGGATGATCTGCGCCACCTCGCCGACATTAAGGTTTTGGATATTATCAGTGAGCGGCGCGAGGCTCGCGAGGCGGAGCTTGCGGCTGCGATTGAGCGCGAAAAGCCGATTGAGACAATCTCAGAAGAGGCGGACGAGGTGGAGGCTTGAATGTTTTCCTAGTGTATAGCAGGATGTTGGCGTTCCAACTTATTTTCAACGGGTTTATATTTATGGTGTGCGCGTTCACACTTCTGGTTGTGTACAGAGCGGTACAAAAGCAGGAGGAGGATATTGCCGACGAAAACGTCGGACCCACCGAGCTCTTCAAGACTGAGACCCGTTCAAACCCATGGGTTGGATTTCTTCAAGAGTCTATGAGCAAAATAAAGACTGGTCGCACTGGCACATTCACCAGCTATCAACCGAATATCAAAAATTCACCAATGTATATGATTACTTAGTATAAATAACTATAGGGTTGAGCATTTTGCCAATCATAAAACCAATTACAAATGCAATAATAATCAACAAGATTGTCTTTCTGGAAAACTCATCCTTAAAGACTGGCTTTTGAAACGCATAACGGTGTACAGGGGGTGGTGGTTGTTCATAATAAAATTGTTCTTGTTCTTGTTCATTCATCTGCTGGTCCTGTAGCGTCGGCGTCGGTGTCGGTGTCGGAAATCTCTCCCTCTCCATTATCTACTTCGTCAATGTCGCTTTTAAGCTCCTCGTCCGAGACTACAAACGAGTCGTCGTCGGATTCAGGCTGCTCCTCGTCCGAGTACTCCACCTCTGACGTAATTTCAGATTCGTCAGAGTCGTACTCATCCGTCGCGTAATCATCCTCTACACGCTCCACGGGTGCATACCGCTGAGGTGGCTTTGTGATTCTTCCCGAACGTGTCTGAATCATCTGAGGTATCGGCCATTATATCGTTTAAGTATCTTGGTGAAAATCTAACACCCATCATTCTGGCGGTTGCCTGGATGACGTCTTCAGCGGATGCGCCAAGTCGTGTAGCTATATGATTGATCGCCTCTGCATAGTCGTCGTCTGCTCGCTGCGTATAGAGCCCCATCTCTCGTATGTGTTCGACCGCCTGATAAAGAGCACTTGCTGCTGCATCTGGGTTGGTTCTCAAGTTGGCTTTTAATGCATCCATCTGATTCAGAAACAGATAAAAGTGGTCGGGTGATAGGCCGGAGTAAGGGTGCAGCTCTTTGATAAAAGTGTCGAGCGGCTCTGTCGGCTGCCTAATTGAGGGAAAAAGCATCACGAAAAGAAATACCAGCATCATCACATTCAGCAACAGGCCCATCCTGAAGCTCTTCTAGTATACTGGGAGGAAGAATATACGATCGCCCCCCCTTGAAGTCTTTGCAGTCCTCATCCAGGCACATCTGGCGGACATTGCCGCTCTTGACCCAGAACCAGATGTGATTTCGGCGGTGCGCCTTGTTCAGATTTTCACAATATTTCGAATCCGTCTGCACACAGTGACTCTTGTCAGTCTTGGTCTTGAAGACTCTGAGGATGCGTGCATTCTCTTGTCCAGTCATATTTTTATTGATATACTCCTCCATCTTGGACCAATCCCTGTCGATGTGTGTTGTTTTTGCTCCACCCCTTACCTGGTCCGTGCGGATGGAGAATATCTTGAGCGTGTCTAGAGCTGGTTCTTGCGGAAGCTGAGTCACCAGTTCCCCTTTTACAGTTCTCCAAGGTGTGTATGGCGGCCGGTCAATATCGCCTTCGCGTTTATGCGACCACACCATTCGAAGGCCTGACCCACCGTATACCGAAATATCAATCCAGTCGTTAGCCTCTGGTACCAGCATTACAATTTGATTTCTGAGTTTGATTGCATCTTGCTTGGTGACTACTAGGTCTGGCCAGTGAATGTGCACACCAGTCTTGATGATCCCATCTGCAATCTGTCTTACTGGTGTCGTCGCAATGAATGCTCGTTTGTTTGTAACTTTGTTCATAGTCTTGACGAGTTTGATGATATCTGACGGTTCTAGTGCGCTGGCACCCTTGTAGTCCATGTCGATGAAGAATTTGAACATTTCAGTTTTTTGTTCGACGACGTAGAGCCGCTTCGTTTTGAGTTCGTCAATGTATTCTTTATGAAATTCGTCAGGATCGTCTACATGAAGAATTCCACCATCCATGAGAACATGTGTCATGGGTCCAGATTTGTTTTGCCATTTTCGAATCATATTAATAAAGCGCCGTGTTTTTTTAGGTCTTCATAAACCGATTGACGAGTGAGAATTCATCCTCATCCTCTGATTCCACCTTCTTCTCCCTTTCTTGTTTAATTTGCGTCAGAAGATCGAGAATCTTCCTGTCTGACCACAACTTAACCTCTTCCGAGTCGATATCAAGCCCCTTGAGATTTGCAAGACGCTTGATAAAGTATGCTTTATTCTTCATTGTTATTGTATTATATTAAAAGGCGACAGCGGCGGCGCGAGTCAGTACTTGAGTGAGAATGATTGGCGCGTTGGTGAGTTGAGCGCCTGATAAAACTCTGGGTTTTCAATCACGTGATCTGTGATCATTGGCCATACATTTCTTTTTTTCATACCTTCTAGGGTGTCAAAGTCCATAAAGTCGTTTTCGTCGTACTGTTTTCTGAAGCACATTTGTTTGAGGTCCATTTTCCTCTTCTCCTCTTCAAATCTGGTGACGAGCTTCTTCTGCTCATCAATCGAGAGCTGGTAGTCTATTATGTAGACGTGGTACACAGCCATAAAGTGGTCGTCGTATTCCACTTGGGGTGTTTCGAATTTGAAATACGAGTACGCCCCCTTTTTAAGATTTAGTATCCCACGGGTCTCTTCCTCGAGTTCGCGAACTGCACACCGAAGAGGGTTGTACACTTCGCGTTTTCGACACCCGCCAGTGACAAATGTCCACTCTTTATACCGCCGGTCGTGAACCAGTAAAAAGTACTGCCTTCCGCCTATAGTGCTCACGGGAATAGCTATTGCTTTATGCTTCTCCATCCCTATGATGATTGAATATAATTATTAAGCACTCCAGAACGTGGATTATACGTAAGAACAAATATAAACACAAAGAGCCCGATCCAGCCTATCCAGTTCATTACTCTATACAGAGAATTAGTTGCTGTAGAGCAGACCAGCCATACCCTTCTGGATGCGCAGAATGTTGTAGTTGATTCCGTAGATGTAGCGGGTGCCGTCGCCTAGAATGCTGGTTCCAGAGCCGACCAGTGGTGTGCCAGAGCCTAGCAGAGACAGCAGTTTGTACGAGTCGATGCGGGAAAAGTTGAGTGAGCCGGTGGGCTGGAGCTTGGAAGTGTCCAGGCAGTATGGGATGATCATGACTGGTGCGGGGGTTCCTGGCTGGCCACCGGCGGTTGGGTTGTTGAGGCCAAATGGAGTGTGGTAGTACTGGGGAATCTCGACCCAGTGGGGCAGTGCGCGGTACTCGCCAACATCCACGCCGTTAATCTGCGTCTTCAGCTGCTGCGTTGCGCTGGTATACGTCTGAACATTTGCGCAAATGTACTTGATTGGGTGGCTGAAAACAAGATCGGCGGTGAAGTCAGATGGGGCAATCACACGCTGAACCTGCCATATCAGCATGTCGAGGTCAGACTTGGCAAAGTAGTCGCGCTCCGATCCATCCAGAAACATAAAGTTGCCCCAAGCCTCAAACATATAATCGCCAATTTTGGCTGACGATGCGCCGATGGTTGGGTTATTTGGCTGCCAGTAGATGCGAATCTCCACGTCGTGAAACTGGAGACCAACTAGTGGCAGTGCATTCTGGAAATCCTTGCAGAAGAAAAACTTGAATGGGTAATAGGTATTCACAATGTTATTAACGTGAGTGCCGGGGGTGGCGCTGGTGCCAAGGAAGCGCTTGGAAAAGGTGTCAGACAGAGTCACGGGCTCAATCAGGTAGTTAAAGGTGGAATCCTGGGTGTCGATCAGCTGGCCGCCAATGTACAGTTCCACCTTGTCGATAGCCTTGGTCCAGTCGACTGATGCGACGAGGCCGGCGCTCGTCTTGGCAGTCAGGTACATGTAGTTGAGGAGATCACCCTTGCGCTCGAGGCGAATGGTTGACATGGTGCCAGACTGGGTAAGACCCTGAATCAGCTGACGCTCGACAGACTGAGCAAAGTGCGTGTGTCTCTTGTAGTTGGTGCGAAAGAATGAGACATCAGGCTTCCCTGTAAGGTGAACATCCTGAGCTCCCAGACAAGCGAGTTGAACTACACCTCCAGACATTTACTTTCAGTCAAGGTTTTTTTTCCATGCAATATCCTCGTAATATTGCTGATTTGGTGGATCGTCGATGAGACGAGAACCAACATCTGATATTTTTCTGGCAATTGCTACATTATATACAAATCCACTGTCTGCGTATTTACTTTCGTCAGGCATTGAAATGACTTTGTGCCACTGAGGCTGTCTAGTATGGATATGAGCCACATAACACTCGAGCAGTTCCATCCCATACTTTTCAGTCATTACCCGGGCATAGATCTCAGGGCTAAACTGGTAAAACCCATGCCCTGGAAAGTTATTGTTAGGTGTAATGCACAGTAAAATACCACCAACATTAAGCAGATCAATCATATTCTGAATTGACTGAACAGTATTGAACACATGCTCAGTTGTTCCGCCGTCAAATACAAAATCAAACTTCATATCCTCTCTTACTGGTTTGTTCATATCATGAACAATTGTGCACTCTTCAAACAAACTATTATCCATTGAATCAACCTGACCAAACCCAAACGAACTTAAAAGTTTGTCAATATATTTGTCATCATTCCCGCGCTCATAATCAATCGAATTATTCTCGCAAGTCTGATTTACAAACTGGTGATTGATATGAAACTCTTGGCGGCCCAGCATCACACACTTGTCATATTTTGTGAAATACTTGCGAGCGCACAATAACCCTTCTAATCCGACTAAATCAAGACCCATCTGAATATATAGATGTTTATATTTTTAAGCACTCGATATGGAAAAAGCCATTGGGTTACCCTTTAGCTGCTTCTGCGCCAGGTCAAGTGTTGCCGTGTAGGGGTTGATGTTTGTCTTTAGCTCGTTGAGGTCATACATCTCGGGTGATGTGTACTGCTGCGAGCTTGTTCCATTCTTTGGACCCATTGGCTGCGAGTTGTCATCTTGGCGCGAAGCAGTCAGTGCACCAACCATGCCCGTTGGGTCTTGTCTCACATTCATGCCGCCGGCTGGCAGAAACTCTTTAATTTCATTAGATCTGTTATTAGTGCCACGAATCTGGTTGCCAGTGACACTGCGTGCATCCTGGCTAGTAACATCCTGATACTGCATCGGGCCGAATGCGAGATTGTCGTCGCGCTTGCCAGTTTGATCCTTGAGAGTTGACTGCTCTGTTTTGACGTGGCGCGGCCGATACTCGGCGGCTTCAATGACGCCTTGTCCACCGTGCGCCTTTCCGCGTGCGGGCTCGCGCATGTAAATTTTAGACGGGCGTTGAGTCTGTGTAAGATCACCCTGCACGGGTGGTGCGGATTTGACTATGGCGGCTGGTGGGCCAGCGCGACCCGGCAGTTGTGTGAGGCGGTTCTCGTTGGTATTTGTGGGTAGCACTCTGAAGAATTGTTGGAATCCACCCTGCGCTGGAACGTCGGGGCTGATTCCCAAGCCGCGGCCGACTAGCACCTTTTCAGCGGGTGCGAGGTTGTTCATCTTGTTGGTGACTGCCTGTCTGTTGTAGAGGTCGTAGACTGGCTGTCCATATGGTAGTCTGTTTGCGGTTTTTGAAATGTCACCAAAGTTACCCATAATCTCTTTTTTCATGTATCCAGCCCCGCTCCCCAGTAGATCCTTTGGATTGGCGATTTGTACGGCGGATCCGCCGGGTATTCCCATGTCATTTGACTGGAGGTGAAACATCTGGCGGGAGCGGCGCTCGATGTCCTGATCACCCTGTATCTCACGATCTGCAGGCATGCCTGTATATCCCTCCTTCTGACTCAGTTTCTTACCGGCAAAAATAAGCCCAGCGATGGCGATCAGCGCTATTGGGTCCATTCTATTAATGACTCAGAAGTTTTTTAGTCCTTAAGATATCTCTGCATAAATGCAAGGTTCTGGAGCTCGGAGCGTGTGCTGATAGGATCCGATTTCATGACTCGCAGAGGGATGTCGACGTATGAGTTGGGGAAATCAAACGGGCTTTCTGACCAGTAGTTATTGAAGCGGGTAGTTGTCACTTCGCGAAGAGCACTGCTTTTATCTACAATGTCTTCGAGGAGTGGCACAATGGGCCCAGGGGTTTCGAGTGAACGAAGACCTGGCTGGAGGAGTGGCATTTATATTATATTAGATTTTAAGCGGAACCAGAAGCGCGACCATTGCCACCCTGTCCCGACCCGCCTCGCATCTGGACTGCTTCGGCACCGCGTCCATAAAACATCTTGTCTGGGTCACACATACCTGGCGTATCGCGGCACATTGGGGAAAAGGGGACGCCGTGGCAAGCCTGTGCAAATGCAGTTTGGTCATTGGGGATGGTGTTTCCTGGAACTGTATAAAAATTTCTCATTGCATCCTTCTGGCGTGCAAATGGATGAATCTTGTCCCACACATTCTTAATCTCCTTCTGTACAGTGGGGTAAAATGCAGCTGGATTGCGATCAGGGTTATCAGAGTAATCAGTCATGAGTGGGTTGCTCCAGGGGTTGTCATCAGTTGGCATGCTCACACGACCAAGTATCCGGTCATCACCAAATGCCGGACGAGCCATGCCCTCTGTTATCATACCGCTCTGATTCAGTACATAAAGAGTACCGAGTACTAGACCGCCCAGTATGATTACACGCGTGTCACGGTTCAGAAGATATATAAGGACGGATGCATACAGAATAAATCGGGTGGTTGCCTCGACACGCTCCTTGGATGTCTGGTGTGAGGTTGGCCAAAACTGAAGCAGCTTGTCATTTCTGAAAATCTCCTTTGGATCCATTACTAATGCTTACGATTTCTTTTCAAAATTTCCTGAAAGCATGGCTGTAACTGTCGACATGATGGCTGCTGGATCAAGATTGTTTGGATCCATCTCAGCTGCGCACTTCTCCGCCATCGCCTCAATCTGCTTCATCGCCTCGGGTGAGATGGAGGATGTAATAGATTTCAAAAGAGCCTCTGGGTCAGTCTGGCCTGACATCATAGAAGTCATGATAGAGTCTGCGCTGGGCATTGCTTCGGGAGGGGGCATCGTAGCCATGATATACAACATCTGGATATACTGCCAGATTGCATCCTTTGTATTCTGAGAGAGCTTGGGTGTCCACCACTTTCTCAGATTCAAATCGTTCAAAAACTCAATCTCAGATGAATGTTCCAGGAAGAATGCATCATCCTTTCCGAGCACGTGATCCGCATAAGGTGAAATGCTAGAGACAAAGTTGTCCATCACCATACGCGCATTTGCACTGCGAAGAAGATCAAACGAAACCTGATACTTTTTCATGGCGGGCTCGTCTGGGAATGTCTGAACAAGCTCCTCCAGAAATTGCTCCATCATGTCATTAAATGATGTTACAGAAGTCATATGTAATTTGTGTCAAGATTCTTTATATCGCAAAAATCCGTATTGGTTTTACAACTTCGCATCGGCACACTGGACAATCGGTGCCCCTGACTTGATTCCAGCACTCTCTGCACATGATGTGACCACACGGATCGAAGCATACATCCGCTATAGTCTCTGTGCACGCGAAGCACGTAAACTGCGCATACCGCCGAGCATTTGTATTCATCAAAATCTTTTCCATTGCTTTACAGGTGCCGGTGAGATGCTCCGCCTTGGCCTGCAGAGACTTTATTTCAGAATCCTCTTTATAATCATCAATGACGGTTGAAATGCGCTCGGACAAGTCGGTGCTGATATTCTGCATAACAGACTGCAGCCTGTTTATGTCGCCCACGTGATCCGTCAGGGTTCCGATTACCGTCTGCATCTGGTTGTGCACCTTTATAAATTCATCTTTGTACTTTCCAAGCTCCTTCTCGAACGTGTACCAGTGTTCGGGGAGTTCGACTGTGCAAGGCTGAATAACCGGGGCAATGTCTGTAGAGAGAACACTGAAGTTCATAAAACTATAATTTATTTAAAATGGTTCAGTCATGATGCGCTCCTTCTTTGCCATCCCGTAAGAGACTATTATATACACCATTATTCCATTCAGAATTGCTGGCTTTGCAAACGCCGAAGTGCTGAGAGCAGTCTCGTTGTTCATTCGGGCCTTCATGTATATATAGGCGGCTGTGACTGCTGCCGCGACACATGCTGCGAATACTGGATCTCTCAGATTGTCCATTACTCTGTACCAAGTTTTTTCTCTGATGCATCCGGAAACAGCACGTCATCCTCTGGCTGGGGTGCAGACACCGCCACCTCGCGAACTTCCTCAGTGGCTGGACTCTCCTCAGCCACTGGCCCCTCAGCCATTGGCTCCTCGGCCATTGGCGCTTCATCATTCACATCCGGATCTTCATTGTCCTCTACTGGGTCGTCGTCTATCACAATCTCAGCGTTTGGAGATGAAATGTTCATCGAGAGAATCTGCTGAATTGGTATATATCTTTTAATCACAGTCTGGATACACTCAGCCATTCTGGTCCATAGCGCATCCTCCCTCTCATCGTCAGTCATAAGTTCAGACATTACAAATGGATTTTTGTAAATATCCTCCGCCGCCGCCTTGTAGCACTCGTGGACAAAGTCTGCGGCGGATGGCGTGTTTAGTGAAATCTTGTTTGAATTCTTGTGCAGTCTCACCGACGACATAATCTTGACGCCGCTCACAATCACCGCCACAATTAGATCATCCAGCCAGGGGCAGTCCTTCTTTATATTGGCTGTGTGCTCATTCACGATTGAGTTGCTCCAGTTTTTAATCTCTCTGAGAAACTTTTGGTACTGAATCAGTCTATTGCTTGTATTCTTGCACATCTTCTCAGACTCTAGATACAATGAATAGAATGATGATATCATCGCGGGAACAACAAATTCGTATAGATTCTCGAGGTATTCTCTGCGCGCCTCGACTAAAACATCCATCGTATCATTTCCCTGGATTGTTTTTCTGCAGTTTATTCGCAATTTTGCGGAGATTGATGAGGGTTGGGAAGTCTTCATCTTGTTGGAGTTGGTGAATAACTGGGTTTTCTTTAACCTGTTTAGGTTTCCCCCACGTAAGAAAGAATTCAGTCCCGCTCTGTGTTACATTATACCCAAGAAGCTCTAGCTGGCGCTTGATGTACGCAGCCGCATGACTCGTGTCATACATTGGATACCCTATCACAAACGACGGCACGCTCAGAAACACCTCAGACGTGCCAAGATTTACCGCCCGCCGTATCTTCTTGTCAAACTGTGACAGTATGTGCTTGTAAGTTTCTTTTTTAACCTTTTTTCGCTTATTTTCTATCGCTTGAATATCGCTCGCCGCAATCATATCTTATTAACCATATCTTTTACGCCTGAGATTCCCGCATCGCGAACCTCGTCATTCATCGTAGACATTGTCGCGGCGCCAACGTCCGAGTATGTGGCGCGGCCGTATGGCATGAACGGCCCCGACATCTCAGGGTTTACAGACGAGCTCATATCGGTAATGCGAATGGCACCATTGGTGTTTGCCGTCACGTCATACTGAACACCAGAGTATGAATTCTTATCCAGAAACAGGAACCGACCAGAGACGGTCGAAGGACCAGTCGAGTCTACAAATACAGTGTCAATTGGGTGCAACTCTGGCTTTTTATCGACAATCTGCTGAATGATATTCTGGATGATATTGGCTGGAACCTTTTGAACGCGTGGGACCGCATCACCATAGCCCTCCTTGGTAACGAATATGGTATACAGGATAAAGGCGACCAGAATGAAAATCAGTATAGACTTCATTTACTGTTATGCGTTAATTTTTTTTCAAACAAAATGAGCTCTGAGAATAGAGATGTCTCTACTGGTGTTTAGTGACAGATGCAAGCATAGTATTTCAATTATTGAATTTATTCAGCAGCATCCACCACTTCACTCACTTGTGAAGCTTCACAATGTAAATCAAAAGGGGGTTCCCAATAATAAGATTACACACGTGCCGACCCTCCTCACATCAGACGGAAAGATTCTAGTTGGGCCTGATGTCAGGGCGTGGCTAGAATCTATGCTCCCGTCAACCTTTTCCGAGTACGACGGGTGCGGCCTAGGCATGTCATGTCTTGACAACTCAGAGCTGGATACAAACCATTTCAGCCTCGACATGTACGGCCAGTCGCTCCAGCCGACAATGACAAGAGAGCTTGAACACAAGATTAATCGCAAGATTGAGGAGGGTATGCAAGAGATAAAAGATTAAAAAGCTTAGATTGCAGGATGCACCTGAAGACTATTCAGGCCACGTCATTCAGAAACATTTTCGAAGTGCTGAAAGATATAATCAACGATGTCAACATCTACTTTGACCGCACAGGTGTCAGGATCATCACGCTCGACACGGCCCGAGTCTCCCTCGTGCATATGTTTCTCGCGGCGGAGAATTTCGAAGAGTATTCGTGCCCATCTGAAATCATCGCAGGCATGAACATGTCAAACACGTACAAACTCCTAAAGTCTGTAACAAACAATGACACGCTGACACTCTCAATCAGCGACTCGGAATACCTCGATATACACATTCAGAATGAAATCAAAAAGTCGTCAACCAAATTCAAGTTTCGGCTGCTCGACATTAACGAGGATATTCTGGACATCCCTGAAATGAACATGGATGTCATCACCACCATTCCGTCGTCTGATTTCCAGCGCATATGCCGCGACATGGGCAACCTGTCAAACGACATTACCATATTCAGAGAGGGGAACCAGCTAAAGTTGAGTTGTGTAGGGGACTATGCAAATCAAAGTACTGATATTGAATGCATACACCCTGTCAATAGCCGTATTGGCAATACATTTAGTCTGAAATACATCAATCTCTTTACAAAGGCGACGGGTATGTGCGCCAGCGTTCAACTTCTTCAACACCCTGAAGATTGTGACATGCCCATCGTTCTGCGATATTCAATTGCAAATCTCGGTGATATGAAGTTTTACTTGGCACCCAAGATGGACTGACCCATGATATTAGTCACTTCAAGAGTTCCATTCTCTGGCACAATGACATCCTCCCGAGCCCAGTCAATAGATAATCCCAACCCATTGGTTGTCCTTACACTCACCTGAGGCTTCCAGTTTGTCTGGATTATTCTGTAAAATATTTTGGAAGCGTCTGGGAAGCTGCCAAAGAAATCCTGACGCGGCCCGGCATACTCCCGGATGCGCAAAGTCACGTCGACGCCGTTCCAGAGCGCCTGCTTGATGGGCAGAATAAACCCGCGCGAAACCCGAGTCGGCAGCTCATCCCCGATGTATTTGTACACCCGCCCGTTGTACACATACTCGTACATCTTGGAACCAGACACATTAGCCTCGGTCAGCAAATCAGAGGTGAATGTCCGAACACGAATCACCGACCAATTTGACGGCTTTAAGCTCTGAATAAGTGTGACGACTCTAAAAAATATCCATTTGAGCATGATTAAAAGAATAAAGTTTATCTTCTTTAATGGAAGCGAGATTTACTGAGCGAATAAAAGAGCTTCAGTCAAATCCTGAAGAACTCTATAAATACATCGCCGAATGCATTCCATACATAAAGGATTATACAGAAAAGTCCGAGTGTGTCGCGACTGATCGCATATTTGCTAGCAAGCGGGGCGGCATTCAGAGACGGGATATATATAATAGATATCTGAATGACGTGGAGGGTGTAAACACCGATACCGTGTCAAAGGCTACTACGTCGTACAAAAAGTGCAGATGCGGGTCGGATAGATTTACAGAGGATTCCATGTCGAGCGACGAGATTTGCACAGAGTGCGGGCGCGTCGAGTACATACTGTGCGAGGAGGTTGGATTCAAAGAGGAGCAAGAGATGGAGAAGAATATATCATACAGCTACAAGCGTGAGAATCATTTCAACGAATGGATTGCGCAGTTTCAAGCAAAGGAATCAACAAATGTTCCTAATGAAGTTATTGTGCAGCTGCGGCTCGAGTTTCGCAAGCAGAAGATTAAGGATTTATCAGAGATTACGCATGGCAAAGTTCGCGATTTGCTCAAGAAATTGCGAATGAACAAGTACTATGAACACGTCCCATACATAACTACAATTATCAACGGCATACAGCCCCCCACCATGACACAGGCGCTCGAGGATAGACTTCGGCTTATGTTTCATCAGATTCAAGCTCCATTTGAGAAACATTGTCCATCTGATAGGAAAAACTTTTTGAGCTATTCATATGTACTTTACAAGTTTTGCGAGTTGCTGGGCGAGGATGACTATCTAGAGTGCTTCCCTCTATTAAAGTCGAAAGAAAAGCTCTACAAGCAGGATCAGATTTGGAAGAAGATTTGCGACGAACTGCGGTGGGAATTTGTAAAAACTCTCTAATAATATTAGAATGAATAGAATCGTGCGAGAGCTGCACGGTATCAAACGACGACTGTTGTACCTCTCAGACAGTTTTTACGTCAAGGATGCCGAATTCCACATAGAAAAGGCTATAGAGGCTCTCACTCTAGGGAGTCAAGATCCAGAACTCTGGATGGAGGAGCAGCTGGAGATTGCAAGGGTTTTCCAGAGATTAATTCCATTTGCAGTCCGTCGAACGACCCAAAATTTACAAGAAGACCATGATCAATGTCCATCAGTTTTAGATAGGCTCGAATCTGGCTTCGGTTCGGATCCGTCAGATTACGGGTACTCTTCAATTCGACAATCATTTGAGGATCGCGAATGACCAAATCTGCACGCATATTACCAATTGTATACCCACGAAAAATAACAGGAACGATACGCTCAGTCTCGTACTGAATGCCATTCTCCCTCAAAAGAACCTCAATCGCCCGGTGATATACACTCTCAGAGAAGGAGGGCCCGAGCTCTTCGTATACCGTCCTGATAATGTACATTACAATATCCATTGTCAAGATAGGAGTTATTTTCTATAACTATATTAATGGGCTTCTTCTCAGGCCTTGGCGTAATATTCTTCTCAATGGTTCTGGTTTTTATAGCCATTGTATTTTACGACAGAAGAAACAAGTGCAACGGAAAGGATTTAGAAAAGATTAAAAAGATTCTCAAGGTTAATTAATGGAAGCATCAAAGGTGATATTAATGCTGGTTGGTCTACTCATCGTGAGTAAAGTTGTATCCATGATGACAGCTATAGGTATAGGAGCAGTACTAGGACTCGTCTTGTATAATAAAATAGGACGTAGTAATAAATGGGATTCTTCGACGCTTTAGGAGTCTTGGCGTTCATGATTATGCTCATCATCTCAGCATATCTAGTTTATGATTACCGTGGACACCGCACAGGCCCCAAAGAGTGGTGGCGCTTCTGGATTAAACCCGTGGCCCCCACCGTTGCTCCAGCCCCAGCCGGCACAACTACAAAACCAGCAACTGGTGCTAAGGTGACTTAAATATTCCAGACTAGATATATTGGCCTCACTAGCCCCCTGAATCTATTAAACCCGAAGAAAACACCAGTGCGGTCAAATGTATCCTCTGTATAGATACCTTTTATGAGGTGTGGACATGTTATGCCGAGCTCGCGAATCTCTTCATCTGTGAGGTCAATCCGTGGATAGTACATATCTAACATCCTTGTCAGGATATTGTACATCGAAAATAACGTACAAGTCGCCACCCACCAACCCCTTCCCATCAACCTTATACCTCTCGCGAGGGTCCAACACCCCAAAGTCCTGTGTCGATACTTTGAGGTCACCTTCGAAATGAGGTATGCTAATAATTGTTCCATTTACTGAATCTATAAATGTAATCTTCTGCTTGTAGACAAGATCTCTACCCTCTCTCTTAAAGTGTGCATGCTTCTTGACAACGATGCGCAAAATCAGATTCCCTGGAATGTCTTCAGGCTTTCTAGCCTGCTCCCCGAGACCATTCACTATAATCATAGAGTCATTCTGAACACCGCACTCGATGTTTACAGCCACCTCCTTAATCTCCGTGGTAGTCTTTTGAAACTGACATTGCGGGCACCCAGTCGACACGCTACCAATCCCGTCACAGTGCCCGCATGGCTGCTCCATATTCATAAACCCCATATTGACATGGTGAACGCCAGCCCCGTTGCACGGCCTGCAGCTCCCTATACACGAGAAGCAGGTGCGCTTCACCTCGATTCTCAGATTCTTCTTGGTGCCGCGATATACATCCTCGAGCGTAACACCTATGACATGCTCAAAGTCGTTTCGCTTAGGGTGGCGACCTCTATTCCCAAACATATTCATAAACATATCCCCCATGTCAAACGGCATCCCGCCATGCTGCGGACCCCCGCCTCCATTCTCAGAACCAGTCTGGTCATACATCTGCCGCTTCTGAGGATCCGAAAGAACATCATACGAATGAGAAATTTTTTTAAAGAGCTCAGAATTACCGCCTTTATCAGGGTGATGCTTCATTGCAAGTTTATGATACGCCTTTTTGATTTCATCCGCTGACGCCCCTTGATGAACATTCAAGTCGTCGTACAGTGTCATACTATATAATATGTACAACTATACCTTTATTTCACGATTGTTAAACGGGATACCGTTGAACATGGTTGTCGCCGCCATTGTGTATGCACCCATCCCTGGCCACTCCAGAACATCGCCAACCTTGAGTTCCGGTAAATCAATAGTCTGATAAATCACATCAAACCCGTCGCACGTGCAGCCAAATAGGGTGGTTGGGGTGCGAGCACCACCCGCGTGAACTATCGGCGCTGGAATGGCGTGATCAAAGATGCGGCAGTTGAATGCGCCATACAGACTTTCATCAATCGTTACCGACCCTGGTTTATATCCAATAACCGGGGTGAACAAGGTGGCAACGTGCTCAGCGAAATAGCGCCCAGGCTCTGCAATCACCTCAAACCCCTCTAGGTAGTCGGTGACGGTGGATGACAAGCCAGTCGGGATTTTACCATATGTAAATCCACCCCCAATATCAATTAGAGTAGGGTTCAGCCCCATCTGAAGCGCCATGTTCGCAGCAACGTTGGCTTTTTTTGCACCCTCGATGTATGCCGACTCGGACTGCGCGCCAGACCCCACGTGGAATGAAATTCCCGCCAAATTCAGACTCAGCTGCTTGACGGTTGTCAGGAGAGCGTTCCACTCGTCCGTGTCCGCGCCGTATTTGTTCCCGAGAGGGCATGTCGCCGATGGATCATCAGCTTTGATGCGCATTATAATCTCCATATCCGGAGCATCGAGCGCAATCTTCTGCAGCTCGCAGACAGAGTCGAACGTTGTCCGCTTTACACCCAGACTGCGCGCGTAGCGAATGTCGCAAGGGCGCTTGCACGGGTTTGCGTACAGCACATCACTTACATCAACACCCATTCCGAGCACCAGATCAATCTCCGCCGGGCTTGCGCAGTCAAACGCCGCGCCGAGGTCTGCGAGCCGGCGAATAATCAGGGGGTGCGGGTTACATTTTACAGCGTAGAATGGACGGATGGTGGGGAATACCCTCGTCCAGTCGCTGTAGGCGGTGTCAATCGAATCTAGGTTAAACTTGTAGTATGAATTCTGGAGCATAGATGCCCCAGCCCCAACCATCAGACTATGGTATGTATCCTGAACATTTATTTTTTAACCTCATATTAAAGATTTACACCTTATATATTATAACGTAAAATGGCATCTATTAACCGTATCTTTCTTCTCGATCGATCGGGTTCCATGGATAGCATCGTAGGTGACACGATTGGTGGGTATAATTCATTTGTCAAGTCTCAGATTGCTGAAGGTGGCACAATGTCATTGTATCTATTTGATCACGAGGTGACTGAGATTTACCGGAATGTTCCAATTGACAAAGTTGAGCCGCTGACTAATAAGACGTATGTTCCGCGGGGTTCCACTTCACTGCTTGATGCGATTGGGTATATCATCAAGAAGGAGACGACCAAGTCGGTTATGATTATTCTGACTGATGGTGAGGAGAATTCAAGCTGTAATTTCACACATGCACACATCAAGGATCTCACGGATATGCGCACGAAGGATGGGTGGGACTTTGTATATCTCGGGGCTAATCAGGATGCATTTGCGGTTGGTAATAGTCTGGGTATTCGCACGACGTGCACGTTTGATGTAGCGAATACCCTTGAAATGTTTGGGGCGGTGTCGGCGGCTGTGAGTCAGGCTTCACAGACCAATACACAAGTTACATTTTAGTATTCCCCCTTCGGACCATATCAGCGTTGATGTTGCCGCGCGCAATGTTTGCAGAGTTGGTCTCTACTGTAATCATCTTCTTCTTGGATGAAGAGAAGATCATAACGCCGCTCAGAATCAAAACTAGGATTGCGGCTATTAGCATGTAGACTAGAAACTTTTTGTTGCGCTTGGTGGCGTCAGATGGCTTTGTATCTGCGTTGATGCACTGGATTCCTATGGATGCTGAAGCAATGGTAAGTACTGCTGTTAGAATTGCTACGTACGCGCTCATTTGTATTCTGACTAGAAAATTATCTTGTTCCCAATAATCTTTTCGGTTTTGCGGACCGCCCCCTCGAACGATGGTGCGCTCCACAAAATCCAACGCGACCAGAACCCGGCTGTACCAACCCCAGACTTTGTCCAGTTTTCCCTCTTCTGATGCCGGATGATATATCTGCGCATTCGCTCTGTGTCACGATGCATGGTGAAATCTTGGTAACCCTTGGCACCGAAATCGACATGCTTACCGTTCGGTAGCTCTACTCGCCACTTTTTTCCTGATATTGGGCTCTTTAGAAGCTTGTACATTACTATCAACTGTGAAAAGTTATTCTGATGCTGATGTATATGACGAGTGCTAATAATATGATGTTAAAAACAAACCACGTTACAATATAAGGAAGCACTCGCTCTTTGAGTGCGCTCGTTTCTAAAATCATATTTAGCAACTGTGTAGTAAGCGAAGACTCTTTATTTTTTTCCGTCATGGATCGTATTATTAAACTCGCTAGAGAAACACGACCCGGTGCCGACGCTGATCTCGAGCGCATTCTGAATGACAATCGAATAGTTTACATATATGGCCCCTCTGGGATTGGCAAGACGTGGGACGTGATGAACATAATTAACCCCTGCATCTCTAT